GGGGAGGTCGAGTGACACTGACGATGCCGACCGCGAGCCGCGCCCAGATCGCTCTCGTCGAGGCATACGTCACCACCGGCTCCCACAAGTGCGCCGCCGAGCGCATGCACATGGGCGAGAGCGCCTACCGTGCCCGAGTCCACCGCCTCTGCCAGCGCTTCGGTGCGAACGGCATGACGCAGCTCGCGTACATGCTCCGCGACCAACTCCCGCCCGGGCTGACCGCAACAACTGAGACGCTAGCCCGATAGAGAACGGCCGTTCACGCTGGAGAGCGTGCCGACACAGACCGCCCTCAACGCCCACCGCCCCTCCCTGCGGTGGGCGTCGGCTTGCCCGCGGGCCCTGTGCGGCACGTCGTCGCCCGTCGTGGGCATGACGCGGGCGACCGCCGGCCCTGAGGGGAGCCGCGATCCCCTCACCTACTCCCTTTCGGTGCGCCATGCCGTTTGACCTCTGGGGCGTGCTGGTCCCCGTCGTCGCGTCGACGCTCATCCTCGTCATCGGGGCATGGGCCGTCCGCCGATATGCCGGTCCTGCCGCGACCGCCTACTCCGCGGCAGTCGAAGGGCGGTTGCGAGTGCTCCAGGTCGAGCGCGACGAGCTCGCGAAGAAGATGACTGACATCGAGGCGGAGGTGAAGGCCCTTCGCGGCGAGGTCGATCGCCTCGAGCGGCAGGTGCTCGAGCTCCTCGCCGAGAACCGGGAGCTGCGCCTGGCGCTCCCGAAGCGCACGGGGGCTCGCCCGTGAGCCCTGCCATGTGGGACTACTTCGCGTCCATCGTCACCCCGACGACCATCGTGGCGATCGCCCTCGTCGGGGTCGCCTACGGCGTCTTCCTCTGGCGCGTCTGCGTCCACGTACACCCGCTCCACTTCGTGATCGTCTGGACTGCCGGCTCGGTCTTCTGCGTCTGCCTCGCGGCGAGCCGATGGGTCGACAACTTCCCGCAGTGGCCCGTCTGGTTCGGCGCCGGCGCGCTGTGGACGTGGTTCGTGGGCTGGGCGGCGCTGTCCGTCGGCACGTGGCGTCACGTGGTGCGAGGTCGCCATCCCGAGCACGAGCGGAGGAACCCGGTGTGAGCGACCGCATCGTCTACGTCCACTCGGCGCACAGCCACCTGCACGTCGCCGTCATGCACGACGGGCAGATGCTCACGAACGAACGCTGCAACCTCGATGACATCGAGCACGCGACTCGCGTCGTCGAGGAAGGGCCGCTCGCGCTCGTTCCGCCGCAGTACCCGCGGTGCGCGCGCTGCTTCCCGGTCGTCGTGTCCCAGTCAGAGTCCGAGACGGTGACGGCATGACGCGTCGGGAGCCGCAGAACCAGTACCAGGGCAACCCCGCCGATGCCGACGGGTTCAAGTCGTGCGGCGCCTACAGCTTCGCGGTCTGCACCGACGCCGCCAGCCTTGGCGGGTGCGTCCCGACCGGACATCAGGTGCGTGCCCTCACGGACGAACCGTCGCCCGACTGGAACGATCCGGGCCTGACCATCCCCCAGCTCATCGCAGCCGTGCGCCGCTACGGGATGGTCATGGAGGACCGATCCGGGCAGAAGTGGGCGGGCGTTCTCGCCGACCTCAGGGCCGACCGCTACCTCAGCATCTCGACGCTCTACAGCGGCCTCCGGCCGTACACGCAGCAGGCGTCCGCGGACTTCGGGCACCAGGTGACGATCGGGCGCATCGACGCGACGGGCACGAGCGTGATGCTCTACGACCCGTTGAGCCGTGCCAAGACAGGGCGCTGGGTGCCACTCGCGACCGTGCGGCGGGCGATGGAGCAGTGGGGCGCACGCACGGGCATGGCTGCCGGGCAGGTGCGCTACGCCCGCAGTCGCCGCATCCCGTTCCTCGCATAGGAGAGAGAGAGATGGATCAGATCCAGACGTTCCTCAACGATCCGCTCGTGGCGCCGCTGTGGGCGCTCCTCGTCATCAGCGTCATCGACATGGGGCTCGGGGTCTATCGGAGCATCCAGGATCGGGTGTTCGACTTCACGAAGCTCCCACAGATCCTCGACAGCACCGTGCTCCAGCTCGTCCTCCCGCTCGCCGCGCTCGGCGTCGCATCGGTGTTCGTCACCGAGCCGACTGCCAAGACGGGGCTCCAGGCAGCCTATGTCGCGGGCGCTGCCGCCGCGCTCGCAGCCGCAGTGACAGCGATCATCCGCAAGGTCACGGGCACCTACACGCCGACGACGAAGGCGATGGATCGCAGCATGGTCGCCCGGTCGGTGAAGTGACCGATGCCCACTCGTCCCTGTCTGGACTGCGGGAAGCCGACCGTGCGCGGCTACCGCTGCTCGGACTGCGAGCGCATCGAGAACGCGGCGCAGCACAACCCGGTTCGGGATGGGCGACTGCGCCGGATCAGTCGGCAGGTGCTCGCCGAGCATCGACGCATCGCCGGGCCGTGGTGTCCTGGCATCCCGGGGCACCACGAGCCGCACGTCTCTCACGACCTGACGGTCGACCACATCCTGCCGCTCGCTGCTGGGGGAGCGCCTTGCGATCGGGCGAACCTTCGGGTGCTCTGCCGATCGTGGAACTCGGCGAGGGGACGGGCGGGGGTACCCACAGGGTGAGCGCCACCCCGTGCTACCGCCGGCAGGCTGGCATTTCGCACGGCTGGGTTTCGTCGAACAGGGACCTGGCATGACGGCCCTCGCCTGGCGCAACCGCATCGTCGGCGCCGGCGAGGAGGCGCCCGACCAACTCGTCGCCAACCCGGCGAACTGGCGCACGCACCCCGGACCACAGCGCGAGGCCCTCCGCGGCTCGCTGTCGACGGTCGGCTGGGTCCAGCAGGTCATGGTCAACCAGCGGACCGGCTTCGTCATCGACGGCCATGCGCGGGTCGAGGAGGCGCTGTCGCGCAACGAGCCGACCGTGCCCGTGCTCTACGTCGACCTCAGCCCGGAGGAGGAGGCGCTCGTCCTCGCCACGCTCGATCCGATCGGCGCGATGGCGACGCGGGACGATGCACGGCTCCAGGAGCTACTCAGCGGCCTCGTGGTCGACGACGCCGGCCTCCTCGCACTGCTCGGCGACCTGGCTGGCCCGGAGGCGAAGCCCGGGCTGACCGATCCGGACGACGTGCCCGAGACGCCCGAGGTGCCCTCCGTCAAGCGGGGCGAGCTCTACCGCCTCGGCGACCACCGTCTCCTGTGCGGTGACGCGACGAATCCGCAGGACGTGGCGCGCCTCCTCGACGGAGCAGCGCCGACCCTGCTCACGACCGACCCGCCGTACGGGGTGCAGCTCGACCAGAGCTGGCGCGACGGCGTGTACAACGGCCCGCGCCGCAGCGTGCGCGGCGGATTTGGCGCCAAGCAGCTGGCCGAGCAGGCATACATGCTGCGAGATGGCACAGCTGACCAACCTCTGCCCGACGACGCCACACGGGCCACCCGAGGCGCCCACGGGCGCACCGCGGGCCACCGCCGCACCTCCATCAGCGGCGACGTCCGGGCGGACTGGTCCGAGGCGTTCGCCCTCGTGCCGTCCCTCCAGGTCGGCTACGTCTGGTACGCGAGCGCCCACAGCCTCGATGTGCTGCAGGGTCTCCTCGACATCGGCTTCGAGTTCGCCCAGCAGATCATCTGGGACAAGGGCCTCTTCTCGATCGGCAGGAGCTGGTACCACTGGAACCATGAGCCCTGCTGGGTGGTGCGGCGGCCGGGCGTGCCGAACCTCTTCATCGGCGAGCACGACCAGGCGACGATCTGGCGCGCCCCCTCGCCCAAGCGGATCGGCTCGGGCTCCAAGGAGGAGAAGCAGGACCACCCGACCCAGAAGCCCGTGGTCCTCTCCGAGATCCCGATCCGCAACCACCTCCGACCAGGCGAGGCCGTCTACGAGCCGTTCAGCGGCTCGGGCACGACGCTCATGGCGGCCGAGACCCTGGGCCGGCGCTGCTACGCAATGGAGATCGACCCCACGTACGTCGCCGTTGCCATCAAGCGCTGGGAAGACTTCACCGGCCGGACCGCGGAGCGGTTGCCGTGATCTGCCCGACCTGTGGACGAATGCGTTGCACCTGCGAGGGCCGTCATGGGTGAGCGTGGCCCGGCCCCGACTCCGACCAAGCTCAAGTTGCTCCGCGGTGAGACTCGGCCATCGCGGGTCAATCGCAATGAGCCTGACCCTGGGGGAGGGCCGCGCATGCCGGGGGGCATGACCGATGCCTCGAAGGTTGTCTGGCGCCGGATCCTCCGCGACTATGGTGCGACGGGCGTCATCACAAGGGCCGATGCGGACGTGCTGCGTGGCTTCTGCGATGCCGTCGTCCGCTACGTAGAGGCGGACACCGCCCTGCAAGGGTCCGGCCCCCTGATCAAGGGTCGCCACCAGGACGTCGTCAAGAACCCGCTCCACCAGGTCGTGCGCGATAACGCCGTGCTCGTTCGAGGCTTCGCCCGCGAACTCGGCTTGACACCCTCGGCCCGTTCTGGCGTCGCCGGCAACCGACAGGCCGAAGTCGATCCGTTCGAGGAGTTCCTCAGCAGGACAGCAGATGGTCGTCGCCGCGCCGCCCGCTGACGCCGTCGCCGCCTACGCCGATGCCGTGCTGGCGGGCGAGGTGGTGACTGGCCGCCTGGTGCGCCTCGCGTGTCGGCGCCATCTCGACGACCTCGAGCATGGGCACGAGCGCGGGCTGCGCTGGGATCCCGAGGAGGCCGCCAACAAGATCGAGTCGCGGACCTGCCGGCGCGGTGGGTGGAGGCCGCCCTCGCCGAGCAGCGCGCCACCCGGCGCCAGATCGCGACGGGCGACGCCATCACCGTCACGCCCGGCTTCACCCTCCCCGACCGGATCCCGAGCGGCCGCCGGTACGCCGCGGTCCGCGACTACGTCGCCAGCCGGTACAACGCCGGCCTGGGGCTCGACGAGCTGTGGGAGCTCGTGCGGACGCAGGTCGCGCCGCGCTTCGAGGTCGCCAAGACCGAGGCAGACCTGCGCGGCGACTTCGAGCGCGTGACCGCCAAGCTCGCCGAGCGCCTGGGCCCGCCGGCGCACGTCCCCGCCGCGCCGCGCTCTCAGGAGGAGATCGGCGCGAGCTCGATCGACGCCGTCGACCTCCTCGAGCTCGACATCCCGCCGCTGCAGTGGATCGTGCGGGACCTGCTGCCCGAGGGAACGACCGTCCTCGCCGGTCCGCCGAAGCTCGGCAAGAGCTGCCTCGTCTACCAGGTGGCGGTCGAGGTGGCCCTCGGCGGCGAGCTCCTGGGTCGCGGGATCGAGCAGGGCGACGTCCTGTACCTCGCCCTCGAGGACGGCAAGCGCCGTGGCCAGACACGCCTGCGGGCCGCCCTGGGCGACCGCTCCATGCCCCGCGGCCGGCTCGAGGTCCGCTGGTCGGCGCCCAAGCTCGGCGAGGGCCTCGAGCAGGAGCTCCTCGACTGGCTGGACCAGCACCCCGACGCCCGCCTCGTGGCGATCGACACGCTCCAGCGCGTTCGAGCTCGCGGTGACGCGAGGCGCAACGCGTACGAGGTCGACGTCGAGGACCTCGCCCGGCTGCAGGACATCTTCAAGGACCGGGCGGTCGGGCTGCTCATCGTCCACCACAGCAAGAAGGACGCCGGCGACGACTTCCTCGCGTCGGTGTCCGGGACGTATGGGATCACGGGCTCCGCGGACACGACCCTCGTCATCCAGCGCAAGCGCCTCGAGACGTTCGGGAAGCTCGTCGTGACCGGGCGAGACGTCCAGGAGGTCGAGGAGCCGGTCCAGTTCAACGGGATGACCTGGTCATCGGCGCCGCGGTCGCTCGCGGAGGCGAGCTTCGAGCAGGCCGAGGTCTACAAGGTCATCGAGGCCGAGGGGCCGATCTTCCCGAAGGCGATCGCGGACCTGATCGGGTCGACCCGCGACGCGGTCCAGAAGCTCGTCGAGAAGCTCGTGGCGGGCGGATCCGTGGCCCGGGCGCGGGGCGGTTACGTCGTCGCCCGCGTTCGCATCGACGAGAACGCGGAGGGAGCGGACGAGGCCGATACCGACGCTATCGCTCACTCCGCTCACTCCTCCCTCGCGGGCGCGCCCGCGGGTGGGACCACTCACTCCACTCACTCCCCTCACTTGGAGAAGGTGGATGAGGGAGCGGAGGGAGCGGGGACACGCGTATCGCGCCCGCGGGCGGGCGAGGCTGGACCGGTTCTTCGCGTCGTCCCCGCCGACCCGACCCGCTGGGCCATGCCCTGTCGCTCGTACCGGGATCACCAGTTCGACCACCGGCAGACGCCGTCCGGCT